CCAGTGTCGCAAACTGAGACACCAAGAACTATCATGTCTTTTAACATACCTATGAGGTAATATGTATAAAATCAATGTAACATTAACCGATAAACAATTCAACTTGTTAAGTGAAGCATTATTTTTCTATTCTGAGGAGAAAAATGATGACAACCTCGCCAATTCTATTGAAGAGTTAGAAGATTTAATTGATATTAATACAACAAAAGTAAAGAGAAAGAGAGAGTTTGTCAACCCAGAGTGTGACATTTAATAAACTGGCACACAGGTGGTTGCAATTATATGTCAATGGATTATTATATGAATGTCAGGGATATGCGGTTCTACTACCCGAAAGTCGAGCGTCAGCACTGCTAGATCAGTAGTTAGTAGGGGTACAGGTGTAAGCGATTCCCAGTAGGTAAATTTGGGCGCCATGAGTGAAACTCAGATCAGTTCGCCCCGTTCCCTGACACTCTATAAACTGGCACACAGATGGTTGAAAACCTAGTGCCATGTGTTATAATGATAGTATGAAGAACAAACACTTAGAACATATTGAAGATCATATACTTGAGGGCAAGCATGGTGCGATCAATGCTATCAACTTCTTAGATACTAAACAGAGTCAGGTATCAGTAAAGTATGATGGTGCCCCTGCCATAGTATATGGAACTAACCCTGAGAATGGTAAATTCTTTGTAGGAACTAAATCAGTATTCAATAAGAGAAGAATCAAGATAAACTATACTCATACAGATATTGAATCAAATCATGGACATATACCTAGAGTTGCTTCGATTCTACATATATGTCTAGACAGACTACCACAGAATGATGGTATCTATCAAGGCGACTTTATTGGTTATGGTGGTTCAGATACTCATACGCCCAATACTATTACATACAAATTTGATGGTGTAATTGATGACATTATTGTTGCCACTCATACACAGTATATTGGTGCTACCATACAAGAGTTAGATGCTAAGTTTCATTATAGAGAATCTAAGAGTTATGGTGTTCACTTTATTGATACAGGTGCATCAATATCTAATAGACATTTTAGATTAAATTTACTTATCACACTTGCCAAAACTGTAATACCATTTGTCAAGTTTCCAGAGAGTAAAGATATACCACAGTTGAAAGTAAGTATCAACAGTTATATACGCTCTGGTCAATCACTTGATGCAGATAAACTGGCGAGTGATACAGGATACTCTAAAAACTTATTTCACTTATACAATATGATAATTGAGATAAAAGAATTACTCATGGAAGGCATCACTACTACAGAGAATGTTCAATGTCTATTTGATAGTGTGCCTTATGAACATGAGGGTTATGTAATGTCTAACAAGTATGGTACATTCAAACTTATCAAACGTCAACAGTTCAGTTATGCGAACTTCAACAATAGACAGTTCAGATAGTGGCACACAGGTGGTTGTATTCTGATATGATGCCTATACAATAGTAATATAACAAACAAATTACTATGAAAAAAGTATCACTTAAATTCATTGTTGATAACTTGACCGAGTTAGGTTGGGATTATTCATGTGGTAGAATGTCAAGATCAGGCATGGAAATCTATGATGGCATTATGAGACACATAGGTATCCTAAAAGAGACAGAGCATTGGAATGAAGATTGCTATGCTGATTCTAACGGAGATTGGTAGAATGTACACAAACAACGAAACAGCACTTCTTACTTTGATCTCTAATATCAATAACCAATTCTATTATATTGGCGAAGATGATGACAAAGTTGCACCAGTTGATGTAAAGAAATTTACTCAGTATTGTGTTGACTTTATTGATTCTTTGGAGATAGAGAAATGACAAGAGAACAAGAACTTGAACAACGCTATCAAGATTTTCAAGAGTGGTTAAATACTTGCCCACTTGTTGTTACTGACTATCAAGATTTTACAGATCAATTTCAAATTACATTTAATTTAGATGCAGATTCAGTTGATGACACTTTCATAGACATCAATAACACAGGAGGCAAGTATTAATGAAAACATTTATCATTCAAGAAAAGTTTGTCGGTTACGCTGATGTACACATAGATGCCGAAACTGAAGAAGAGGCGATTGCCTTATATAATAGAGGACATTACAAAGATTCTAATTATCATATTGACGATATGTTCTATAATTATGAGTTCGACTCTATTTCAGAGTGGACAGATTCAGAGGTACAAAATGACACTTTCTAAAGAAACAATAGGCAAACTTGCTGATGCCATAACACTAGAGGTTATTGACTATATTGTCAATAATCCTAAGACAGATACATTTCTATATGAAATGGTAAATCAGGCATTATGTGATAAATTAGGAAACAAGAATGAAGATGGCAGTTGCTCATTTGATGGCAGTTTACTTGCCCCTGCTGTTCTTGAGAATATCACATTAACACTTGCTCCCAACAGTATGCCAAGTGACCCTGCCACCCTGTGACAATTATATTACTGTCACACTCGCTCGTTGCTTTATTGCCCTGAGCGACTATAATTCAAATATACAAACACAGAGGTTTTATGTCAACCAATTCCAGAATCGGACTTAGACTAGAAGATGGGTCAATCCTATCAGTATATCATCATTGGGACGGATACCCAGAGTGGTTAGGTGTTGTTCTCAATGAACATTATAATACAAGAGAGTCAATCGCTGAACTAATTGATGGAGGCGATATGTCATCTTGTTATTCTGATAATGAGTACGACTATGAGAAACAAGAGTTTGTCAAACGTGACCCTAGACCAGAATACTATACAGACAGAGGCGAAAAACTAGAGGACACTGCTCCCAAACTATCCAAAGATGAAAAAGAGTATCTTGTTACCACAGACAAATGCTGTGGCGAGTTTGCTTACATTTTTGAACTAAACAACACATGGCGTTGTATTGAGTTGAGATTTTGGGATAAAGTTTCAGGCGAAATGTTTGATAACTTTGTGCCTCAAGAGAGACAAATCCCTAGAGAGCAACCAGATTCAGAGGAGTTACAAATAGCATGAACTTACAACAGTTAAAAGAAATGAATGAACTAACAGCAGCAGAGTGTGATGCTCTGCTGAAGTTAATCCTATCTACGCCAAACAGAATTACTGACAAATATAGTGATGAATTTGACGTAAACTTTAGAAAAATTCGTCATAAACTAGGCAGACTTGCTGACATTGCTGATGGCGAAACTGGTTATGTTGTTACAGGAGGCAATTCAAGATGACATATTACAAAGGCGACAAGTCACTTACAGTTTTTACAGAGTTATGTTCACTCTATGAAAGTAATGATGCCAATTTCTATGATATGCTTGATGCCATAGTTAATTTACTTGATGATGACCAACTCTCTCAAATAGAGGACATTATCACAAATCAGTATCAAGGAGCATAAAATGGAATTTACAACAAAACAGATAGAACATCTAATTGAATGTCTCAATTTTTATTATTCTGAGAATGATGACATAAAATTGGATATTGTACAAGTCAATTCAGAGTGTGCCAAAAAATTGTATGCTGAACAAGAAACAAGATTACAAAAGCAATGGGCAAAACCTACACCAGAATGGCAGTAAAATCAATCAAGAGTGTGCCAATTATATTACTGGCACATCTGCTCGTTGCTTTATTGCCATTTTCGACTATCATTAGAATATAACAAACACAGAGGTTTTATGAACTCAGGTCAATCATCAACAAAACTCAATGATATGTTAGTTGAGTTCACAAATTACGTCAATGATTTCTACGGCGATGTAGATGACGTTTTATATCCTATGAACCACATGGAAACAGGCAAAAGAGTTTCTAAAGTTGACATTTTAGGAGCGATCTATGATTACTTACATGAAATCAATGTTCGTAATGATGACCTTTTCACTTGGGGCGACGGCGACTCACTCGATAGAGAGAGAGTGAGAGACATACTTGTATTGAAGTATGGTTATGACAAAGATCTTTATGGCGGGAGCATTGTATTATGAATCCAACAGAATATGAAAAACTCTTTAATGAATCAACTGATGTTCTCGAACTTTTAGAGGACACAGTTGCTTATCATTGTGACGATAAGAAACTATCAGGTCAAAAAGTGTGGACTATGGTAGCAGCAGTTGCTCATCTTAAGTTACAAGAATATCCTGATAATGACACACTATTTTTCTCTTAATTGCCATGAACAAAACAAACAAAGATGCCTTACTTAAGGCACAAAATCTAACTGACAAACAGTTTGCTGCTCTCAAAGAGTATTATGTTGATCGAATTGTTGACAATATGTCAATGAAAGATTTGGTCATATATGTTACTGACGATATGCAAAGATGGATAGATGACCAAACATTTAATGATGCCATGGTTGAGATCGAAGAGTATTTTGATGAATACTTTACAGATACTATTCAAGAAGTTATCGAAAATGTAGAGGAGGCAAAGTAATGGCAAATGTAATGCAAATGACAGAGTATGACAAAGTTGTTAGACGTTTTGTTGATGACTATGTTAACAACTTGACGCCCGATCAAATGAGAGAGATTATCTCAGAGCAAACACATATTGACTTTGAGAATATACGCCGAGATACTGGACAAGTTAGTGTATTTGAAGAAATGGCGGGTTGGGATAGCGAACTATGGACAGATACCGCTGAATACTTTAATTTACCTGATATAGAGGATATGTATGATGAATAAGTATCAACAAATTAAAAACTATGTTGACGATCATTTTAAGTATTATGCTTTTTACCCATACGACATAGTATTGAATATGGATACTGATAATGAAGAGACTCTAACCTATGAACAGTATTGGCATATTCTGAACAATAAGGCAACCTATGATGTGACAGTATAAACTCTGTCACACTCGCTCGTTGCTTTTTGATAATTTTCGACTATCATTAGTATATACAACAAACACAGAGGTTTTTCAAATGACTCTAACAAGAGATTTCAGTTATGACCAACTTGCAACTATCAAGGCATTTTTCACTCAAGCAGAGTGGGATACAATAGATGCTGCTCTTGAAGATTACAAGTGCTACGCTGATGACGAAGCAGCGGAAAATGATTTAATCGGTGGAATCCCAGTTATGGATAGAATTGACTCTATTGATGACAAAATCATGCACCTATACAAAAGGTTAGGTTAATGTACGATTACAAACCACTATACACACATTCTGCCTTACTAGGTCACTCTTTTTGGTTAGATGATAATGGCACTTTTATGAGTGCCCCTACATTCAAGAATAACCAACCTGATTTAGAAAATCAAATTGCTGTTTCAGATTGGCAGAATCTTGATGAACTTACATCAGATCATTTTTCACACATATTTGGATATATATTCAAATTATGTGTATTGAATAGAGATTATGTTAAAGTTGACTATTATGCAAACCTATTTGGAACTAAGGAGGCAGTGTAATGAAAGTATCAAGATTAAAAGAAATGCTATCACAATTTGATAATGATGAAAATATTACATTCTACTATATGAAGAATGATACATTAACAAATTGTCAATTTCATGATGCTGAACTTTATGATTCAGAAATGGGAATTGAATTTACAATTCAAGATACAAGCGAAGTATTCGAGGAGGCAGAGTAATGGCACTATGCGAACAATGTGGAAATTTTGATGACAATGAAGTTGAAAATGATGATGGCATTTTTCATTTAGGTAAGCGCCCCAAAAGGCGAGTAGGTTATCAACCAGACTTGTATTTCTATTGGCATGGGGATATTGAAGAAGATTATGACATGGGCGAGTATGAGTGCCTATGCGAAATTTGCTTCGATATTAACAACTCTGAAGGCAAGATTAAATGGAAAGATGACAAAAATCCATTCAAGTGTGCCAGTGTACAAACTGGCACATAGTCTGGTTGCTTTGTTGCCCCTAGTGACTATAATTAGTACATACAAACAAACATTTGAAATTTATGACTATTGAAGAGTACAAACAACTTTGTAAAAAAGATGTTCTAAGAATTGGTCAGGACGTTAGCGTCATCAAACTTGGAACTGAAGTTCAATCCAAAATACATGATGACATTCAAGGCGATGTTGTTGTATTGGATAGAGGCAACGATTATGCCGTTGTTAAAACTTGGATTACAGACTACGAATTTCAGACAGTAGAATGTTTCCTATCTGATTTGGAGGCAGTGTAATGAAACTTCAAATTACTCTTACTCAAGGTCAATATGACCATTTGTACAATATCATGTGTTCTCAAGATGAGATTATCGACTATCTCAATGAGAGTGACGATTTTGACCCACAGACATTTGATAATTTGTTCGATAACATTTGTGCCGCAAAGGAGGTCAAGTAAATGTATATCAATAAGACTCAAAAGAGACTACTTGATGCCCTTAATGAGAGAAAATATCTCGAAATAAGAGAAATGGGTTTGGAAGTAAAAGCAGTTGACTCTAGAACAACAGTTCTAACAGTTGATGGCGAGAAATTTGCGGAAGTTGTTTATCAAAATGACTTTTTAGTTGATGCTACCAGTAATCAAACTAATTTCTTGATAGATGAATTACTAACCTATGTTGTTGACAGTAATAGAGCAACTCACTACAAAAAGTTTTTAGATAAAGTTGTTTTTTCTAACTTACTTGGGTGTGGTGTGATTTATGATGATAATGTGCCAGTAATCAAGGTGGCACAAG